TTGCTCGCGTAGGTGCGGACATCACTAATCCTTCGGTTTACAGCTATTTGGCCGATTCTTACAGCGCTCCGTCTACTGACGGCGTTGTTGATTCCTCCGATGTGACCGACTTCTCGGACGCAGCCGCTAATCGCGTTCTTCTCAGCGCTCGCGCTCAGAAAATTCGTCGCACCGCCCGCGTGTCGGACTTCCAAGCGAACCTCGCTGACGTCGCCGCCATCGGTCGCCGCAAAGAATTTTCCAAGGCCATCGCCAAGACGATCTTGGAAGTCAAACGCGATGTTGAGGCGACCATCAGCTCGGACAACGAATCCGTCGAAGGCTCCGGCAGCGTGGCTTATAAAACTCGCGGACTCGGCAAGTGGATCGCAACGGCCGGTTCTCAAACCGACCTTCCGGTCCCGACATCGCAGGCGACTCCTTCTGCCAGCATCAACACGACCGCGACCGCGTCGCTCACCGAAAGCGCCCTGCAGAACGTCTTGCAGAGCATCTATGAGCAGACTGGTAGCCAAGACCGCTTGGTGCTTGTTGCTGGCCCTTCCCTGAAGAAAGCCATCACCAACTTCACGCGCTTCACGGTCAACTCGACCAGCAACGTGTTCAACCTCCGTCAGACGGCGCAAGCCGCCAGCTCGGATCGTCTCGTCTCGAATATCTCGTTCTACGAAGGAGATTTTTCGACTTTGGAAATCGTCAGCAGCCTATTTTTGGCTGCCAACGCTTCGACCGACGCCGAGAAGTATGCTCGCGGTTACATCATGTCGCCTGAGAGCGTCATGCTTCGCTACGGCCGCAAGCCGAGGTTCCAAGAATTGCAAGATAGCGGCGGAGGCCCAAGAGGTCTTGTCGATTGTATAGTTTCGCTGGCAGTTATGTCGCCCAAAAATATGGGCAAGTTCAGCGCCACTGCTTAATTCTAACTAAGGAGAAAAAAGAAAATGGAACTGTTTGAATTGCCCTCAGAAACGAAAGCCGCGACCGGCTTCTCGCATAAATGTGTAATTACTTCGGCTGATCTCACCCAGAGCGCCGATAACACTGCACAAGACGTGAAGATCGTCACCGTGCCCGCCAAGAGCATCGTCACCCGCGTGGCGATCCATCTGAAGACTCCGTTCGAGAAGACCGGAACGTCGGCGTACAACACCAACGCGCTCATCATCGGAGACTCCGGTGACACCGACCGCTGGCTCACTTCCACCGAAGTGAACGTCAACGGCAGCGAAGTGTTGGCCAAAGTGCAGCCCTCGACCATCCCCGCGGCTTACGTCAGCGCGACGGACATCAATGCGAACTTCGCTTCGATGGCCTCGTATGACCTCGCGGAGCTGGACGCTGGAGAAGTTCATATCTTCTTCTCCATGCTGCCCCTCGCTTCCTACTAAGCGTCTTAACACACTGCCGTCCGCACTGCGCATGCGGGTCGGACGGCAGAAGTTAGGATGTCAGATCAAATATTCTCCGATCTGGTCGGAGACATGGATGACGAGCTGGCTCACCTTGTCAAAGAGGAGCTGCAGACAGGATGGCGCGCACAACAAGTGATGGCCGCTATCGAAGCTCGCAAAGCCAAACAGGTCAACGACCAGTTAGAACACTGCACTGTAGACGGCATCGGTCAGCACGTTATGGACGTTCCGGCCGATGCTTATTTTGCATGGCAGAAGCATCTAGGTGACGGCTGCTGGTCTGACAAAACATTCCGCCACTGGTTTCTAAAACGGAACCCTGAGTGCGCGATTAAGTATACCCCGCGCAAAACCACCGTCCTGATCTAATGAAACTCGACCGCGACAAAATCACGCGCATGATCAGCGACATCGATCAGGCGGACCACGACGGCTCCGGTTACCTGCATCGCAAGCTCAAGAACTTCAACGTCAGGTATTGTATCTGGGCCGGACAGAGCGACGACGGCCGCAAGCATCAAGCCTACTACGGCAAGAAAGTTTTTCCTTGGGAAAATAGTTCGGACGTTTCCGTGCGAATGGCCGAATCGATCATTCGGGAGCGGGTGATCTCGCTCACGTCCGCATTCTTCAAGAGTCGCCTGCAAGTCCAGCCGGTCGAGGTGATGGACGCCCCGAAGAAGAACGCCGCCGAGACTGTGCTTCGCTGGCTCCTGCACAGCCACTGTGCCGACGACATGCGCCGCGAGATCCGCTTGGCTGCAGAGTTTCGAGAAACTTATGGCCTCGCTGTCATGGCTGTGGACTGGGAGCGCCAGACCCGCGTCGAGGTGAAGAAGTTCACGCTCGAAGAGGCCATGATGATGATCGAGGAGACGCAAGATCCCAACTTGCAAGCGCTCCTTGAAGTCGTCCTCGATCCGGCTCAGGAGGAGCTGGCCGCGGAGCTTCTCGGTCAAGTGGTGCCGGAGCTGGGCAGCGTGTCCAAGGTCCGCCAGCTCCGCGAGAAGGGCGAGGTCGAGTGGGAAAGCCCCTACATTTTCTCAAGCAAGCCGGTAGTCCGCGCGCTCGAAGCGTGGGAAGACGTGATTTTTCCAATCCAGACGGACTCCCTGCAGAGGGCGCCCTTCATCGCCCGCCGCGAGCTACTCAGTGAGTTCGAGCTGCGCGAGCGCGCCGCGCTGGAAGGCTGGGACAAGGAGTGGGTCGAGCGCGCGGTGAAGCATCGCGGCGAGATGAAGCGCATCCACATGAATATCCACCGCTCGGATCAGTTCCTGTACGAGCAGATGCGCGACCTGATCGAAGTGTGGCACGTCTACCGCAAAGAGCACGACGACCGCACCGGCGCCACCAAGGTCACCCGCACCGTCGTCAACTACAGCATCACCGACTCCGTCGCCCTGCATGAGCTGATGCCGTACGAGCATCAGATGTATCCCTTCATCGAGCTGCCCCGCGAGCGCAACACCCGCCCGCTCCTCGAAAGCCGCGGAATTCCTGAGATCGTCCAGTCGGCGCAGGAAGAGGTGAAGGTTCAGCGCGACTACCGCGTTGACCGCGCCAGTATCAGCATCATTCCCCCGCTCAAGGTACCCGCCTCGCGCGGCCGCCTCGATCTCGTCCTTGGACCAGCGATGCAGATCCCTGAGAGGCGTCCGAATGAAATTAATTGGATGACACCGCCGCCGTTTGACCAAGGCAGCATCGAGGTCGAGCAGGCAACACGCGCGGACGTTGACCGCTACTTCGGTCGCATGACCGAGAGCGTCAATCCAAACATCGCCATGCTGCACATGCAGGACTTGGCCGACTCATGGCTACTCGACATGAAGGTCATGATGATCCAGATCCTCGCCTTGGCGCAGCAGTATATGTTGCCGGAGGAAATTTCTCGCGTCACCGGAAACGCCACGCCGTTAGCTGAAGGCGCCGCCGACATCCGCGGTCGCTATGACATCACTGCCGAGTTCGACGCGAGAACCCTCGATAACGCCGCCTTGGAGGCCAAGATGACGTTCCTGACCCAAAATCTAGTGCCTCTGGATTCCATGGGGGTTATCGACCGCGCTCAATTGATCAAGGTCATGCTCGGCAGCGTAGACCAGAATCTCGCCAACCTTTTGGTCAGGGATATTGGAGCCGCGACGCAGATGGAAGTTGAGGACGAGCAGACCGCATTTGCGAAGATAGCCGCGGGAACCGAGCCGCCGCTTAAAGAGGGCGGACAAAATGCCCAGATCCGATTGCAGACCCTGCAACAGATTATCCAAAGCAACCCTGCTGTTATGCAGCGCTATCAATCCGACGAGATCTTTAAGCGCATGATCGATGCGCGCATGCAGGCGTTTAATTTCCAACTGCAGCAGCAACAGAATGCAATTATTGGCCGCGTTGGCACGCAACCGGCGCTGCAGAAGATGGCGCAAGAACAACAAATAGGCGGGCCGCAGCCTGCCGCCGCTTGATATGACTCCAAACGTCAACATTAGAAACATCGCCGGTCTAAACATCCCCCAGCACGACCACATCACCTGCGCCTATTACTCCGGCACGAACAATTTGCAGACCGTCACATTCCGCGAGGGCGGCGGCAGTGGACAGGTGGTTGCCACGATCAATTTCACCTATACGCCGACGCAGCCGCCGACTGCGAACGACGCGGACATCGCCACAGTTACACGCAGCTAGAGCATGGGACTAAAGTTCAATCCGCTGACCAGCACGTTCGATCTTGTGGGATCGGGCGGCGGGTCTGCGTTTTTTGCTGGAGAGGTCGCCACCTATGCGGATTTGCCATTGGACGGAACCGCTGCGCTCAACTCCCGCTGGCTGGTGCGCAGTTCCAGCGGCACATGGCCGTTCCCGAATTACCGTCAGGGCGGCATCTACATCCGCACCTCCATCGTCGGCTCCTCCCGCGACAACGACTACACGCTGGCCGACACTAAGCTGCCGGATGTCTTCGCCGACTCCGCGTTTTTGCTGTACGACAACAGCGACAGCACGCGCAATCTCCAGTTCGACCTCGGCGGCATCTCCACCGGCCAGACCCGCACGCTGACAGCGCCGAATGCGTCTGGCACCATCGCTCTGACCAGCGGAACAACCTTCACCACGCTCACCGCCAACAACGGCACGCTCACTGGAGCGTCCGCGCCTGTGCTGGATTTGAGCCAAACGTGGAATGGTGAAGCAGTATTTGATGCGTCAATAAGCGGCACCACAATGACGGTGACCAGCGTTGCCTCTGGCACGATTCGCGCTGGCATGATTCTGACAAGCGCAGGAACAATAACATTTGGAACGACGATCACTGCCCTTGGGACAGGAAGCGGGGGAACGGGAACCTACACAGTCAGCGCATCTCAAACCAGAGCTTCGGCAACCATTACTGGCAGAGTTCCGTTTTCAGCAGCAGAAATCAACATCACAAATACCGCATCTGCTGGCAACAGCGGAACAACACCTACAAGCCGTTTCCTCGATATTAACCTTGGAGGCACCACCATATTTTCGGTAAGGCGCACTGGCGCGGTTAATACAGCGTGTTTTTCTACAAGTTTTATAGCAGGATCATCGTTGAGCGCCTTGCGTGTGGGAATGGATTCTGCAGGAGTCCAGCTTGGAAGTGGAACTTCGATAACATGGCGAAACAACGCAGACGCCAGCCTCGGAGCAACAAGCGTCCAGCTACTTCGTGACGGCGCGGATGATGTTCTTGCGTTGCAGCGCACCACCAACGCCCAAACCTTCCGAATATACAATACCTACACGGACGCATCGAACTACGAGCGCGGCTTCCTGCGCTGGTCGAGCAACGTGTTTCAGATCGGCACGGAGAAGGGATCGGGCGGCGGGACGGCGAGGGCGCTGGAGTTTCAGACGGATGGAGCGACGCGGATGCACCTTTCTACGGGTGGCGCCGTTGGTTTTGGCGGACCTACAGGGCAATCAACAACATTAGTTGGATGGGCCGGTAACTGTTTCATGCGCCCAATTAACGCATCGGCTGGCGTTCTAACATTGTTGAATGCCGCGCTGGATGGCTTCAACCGCCTTCAATTCGGCGGCACCACCAGCAGCTTCCCCGCCCTAAAGCGCGACAGCACCGCCATCCACATCCGCTTGGCCGACGACAGCGCCTTCGCCCCACTCTCTTGCGCGGCGCTGACCCTCAACGGCAACCTCGACGCCTCCACGCGAGACATCGTCACCGACACCACAACAGGCACCAAAATCGGCACGGTGGCCTCGCAGAAGATCGGCTTCTTTGGCGCAACGCCAGTGGATCGTCCTGCAACCGTGTCAAAACCAGATCCTTTCCAAGAAAGCGGAACAGTGGATGCGGATGCTCGGACTGCCGTCAATGCTGTTATCGACCGACTACAAGAACTCGGCCTCATTGCCACTTAAACTCTATGTTAACCAACCCAACACCCATAACCGTCGAACCCATCCCTGCGAAGGTGTTCGATAAACTCCATGTCTATACGCTCTCGGCCATCCAGCCGACAGCAGACAGCGGCTCCATCACCGTGGAGCTATTGCCCGCCACCGCAGACGGCGAACTCGCCAACGGAAGCCTCGTCCAAAAGATGACCGCGCCGTTGAGTCCCGAAATTCTTACAGCGGTTCCCGAACTCGCCGCCGCTTTCGCCGCAGTCCTCGCCGCAATTCCCGCGACACAAGCGTATCTGGCCAGCCAGCAGGAGCAGCCCAATGAATAAGCAAGTCACACTCACCGAGGCCGAAGCCAAGGTAGTCATGCAATGCCTCGATCTCGCCGTCAAAACCGGCGGCCTCAACGCCGCCGCGCAGATCCTGCCGCTGGCTACGAGCATTGAAAAGCAACTCACGGAGGAAGCACCCGCTGCTGAATAATGAGGACTGTCACCTTACAGTCTATCCTCTTGAGGGCATGGCAGCGTGTCGGCAACGACGCCAGCACCATCGACGCCATCCCATCCGGCGCCAGAACCATGATGGTCGCCGCCGCCAACGAGCGCATCGCCGACTGCTGGGAGTGGGCTGATTGGCCGGAACTCATGCGCGTCGAAAGCCGCACAGTTGAGGGGGACTCCACGAACGGCTACTATATTCCATCGGAGCAGGTGAGCCAGACGCCCATGGGAGAGGTCTTTGCGATATATCGAGACTCGCCCGCAACACACGTCGCACCAAGGCAGATAGGTTTCACGCTCTTAGGCGACAACATTAGATTCCCCGAAGACACCGACCTGCCAACCACCGTCTGGGTCAACTACCGCATCCGCCCGACCGAATACAGCGCCAGCAACCTCACCGCGACCGTGCCCGCCGTCATCGCCAAAGCAGTCGGCTACCTGCTCACCTCCGATCTGCAAACCGAGGACGGACAATTGGACAAGGCACTCGCCATGGAGCAGCTCGCCGAGTCCGAGCTGATCTCGCAGCGCGACAAATACTATTTCCAACAGGGCCAACCCTCCATGTGGACCGCCCGCGTCAACCAATACTAATCCTATGAACCCTAACGTCAGAACAACGAACAAAGCCAACGGCGTCCGCCTTATCTCCGACACCACGGCCGTCACCGGAACATTCAGCGTTGTCGAAAGCCTCGACGCCGCGACCAAGTTCCACACGCTGGCAGGCAACCAGACCAACGTGGCGAACACGACCAGCGGCAGCGCCTATGCGTTTCCGGTCGGCACCGCCATCGAGGGCAGCTTCACCGAGATCAAGCTGCACGCCGGTGCCGTGCTTGCCTACTTGAAGTAACGCATCTGAGGAGCCGCGCGATGAGCTTGCAGTATTTTCATCACAACATGAGCACCACCGAGAAGGGCGTGCTTGGAACGGTTACTAGCATCGGCTCAAGCGTCTTCTCAATGCTCCCTCACCTAGAAACAACCCTGCGAGTCGCCGGTCTATGTGTCGGCCTCGCGGTCGGCATCGTCACCCTAATTTCGGTCCTTCACGACCTGAGAAAGAAACAGAAGCAAAAATAATATGCGTAACTACAAAACAACCCTCCTCGGAATCCTCACAATCATCGCATCGCTCTCGACCGCTGGCCGCGAGTTCTTGGCCAACGGCAGCGTGCCCGACCTCGGCCTCATCGCCGCGAGCCTGCTCGCCGGTTGGGGCTTGGTCATGGCGAAGGACAACAACGCCCGCCTCTGACTTCATGCCCGCCCGCGTCACAAAACTCATTGCAGTTGCGATACTCGCCGCATGCTGGGTTGTCGCTGCGGCTGGCTGCGTGACGGTCGGCTACGACTTCATTAGGCAGCAAGCCACCGTCACGTTCGACGCGAAGACTGTCAAAGAGCCAAGCAAGTGATCCCCAAGAGCCGACCACAACAAAAGCGCGACGAGACGCTGAAGCAGCTCAAGGCTGCCAACGTCAGCGATCCGGTGTGTCTGGTCGGCATCCGTGGCTACTACCGCGACTCAATGGGCGCCAAGGGCAAGCAGGATCGCGGAATCTATGACGATGCCATCATCCTTGTCTCGCCCAACGCGCACGTTGCCTTCAACGCCAACGTCGATCCGGCCCGCTACGGTATCAACCCAAAGATCGGCAAAGGCTACGCATCGCTCAAGTCAGGCGTCTACCGCTACAAGCTGGGCAAGCACGGCATTCGGAGCGGCAACCCTTACAAGGCTCTGGTGCAGGGCGATGCAGTCACCGTCCAGCGCGACGGCGGCAAGGAGGAGACCGGCTTCTTCGGCATCAATATCCATCGCGGCGGAATCACCCGCACCAACAGCGAAGGCTGCCAGACCCTGCCGCCCGCCCAGTGGCCCGCCTTCATCTCCCTCGTTGAATCCGAGATGAAAAGGAACAACGCCAAGACCGTCAGCTATGTCCTGACCAGCCGGAAGGACGCCGCCTAATGGCATTAGAGAGTCCAGTCCAACGCGACGGTGACGCCGGTTTCCTCGGCTTCGCTTCTCGTTTGAACCCGCTGACGCTTCCCGCCGGAATGCTGCAAGACTCGGTCAACATGCGATTGGACAGGGGCGTTGCGCAAACCCGCAAGGGCAGCAAGCGCCTCACCGACACCATCGGCACGACCGGCGCCCCGCTGACATTGGACTTCACCCTCGGCACCGACAAGACCGTCACCTCGATCACCCGCGCTTCGACCACGGCCACCGTCACGGCTACTGCCCACGGCTTCACGACCGGCGACCAAGTGAACATCCGTGGCGCCGTGCAAGCGGACTACAACGGCGACTTCCTCATCACCGTCACCGGCGCCAACACTTTCACCTACACCGTTATCGGCAGTCCCGCGACACCGGCCACCGGCACCATCGTTGCCAACAACGGCCCCGAAGTCCGCGACAGCTATGACGGCGGACTGTATGCCGCAGGCGTCTTCGCCTCGCAAAACTACGACAACGCCAACGAATACATTGTGCTGGCAGGCAGTGACAGCGCCACGCTTTACCGGCAGGGACAATCTCCGGTGGTCAAAACGTATCCGACCAGCCCAGCCGAAAAGATCGAAGGCACTGACACCGTATCGGTGGTGCAGGCATTCGACCGCCTCTACATCCTCCGCGAAGCCGACCGCGCCGTCACTGGCTGGGAGCAAAAGCTCACGACCGCTTCCGGCATAACGGTCAGCACCACCACGGCCACCATAAACGTCACCGCCCACGGCTACCCCGAAGGCGCCCGCGTCCGCATCGAAGGCAGCACAACGCCCGCCTTCGACGGCCACGAATACGACATCACAGGCATCGCCACAGACTCTTTCACAATCACCGTTCCAAGCGGCACCGCAACCCACGCTGCCGCTGGCATCAAGGTTCGCCGCGTGAAGCCCCCGATCTATTGGGACGGCGGCGCTGGCAACTTCGTCCGCGCCACCGCAGGCATTCCGCCCGAAGGCGTCACCTACACCCGCATGCCGAGCATCGGCTGGGCGAGCTATCACAACAACCGCATGTGGATAGCCAAGGAGCGCAACACGGTGGGAATCAGCGACGTTTTGGACTCCGACTTATACGACCCATTTTGGAACAGCTTCCGCGCAGGCGTTGGCGGCGATGACCGCATTGTCGCCGTCCACCCATGGGTCGAAGGCCAAGCTCTCGTCTTCTGCCGCAAAAGCATCTGGCTTGCCACCCTCGGCCAAGTGTCTTCCACAGATGGCAGCGACTTCAGCGTAGACACTCCGGTGTCACAGCTCACGCTCCTCACCAACGAGATCGGTTGCAGCGCCCGCAACACCATTGTCACCGCAGGCAGCTTCGTCTTCTTCCTCAGTGACGCTGGCATCTACCGCCTCGATAGCCGCCTCGATCTAAAACTTCGCGGCGACACCAAGCCGCTCTCAGAGCCTATCGCCGACTTGTTTAGCCAAGTGGTGCAGTCCCGCGTGGAGCGCAGCGCCTTCGGCATCTGGCATAGCAACCGCTATCTGGTTGCGCTCCCGACCAGCGCCGACCCGCTCGACGGCAATCAGCTTGTCATTGCGTGGAATGCGCTGACAGAAACATGGGAATACCGCGACATCTATCCGAGCAGCGCCTCGGTCAACCAGATCCTTGTCGGCACCTACGACAACCAGCGCCGCGTCTTCTCAATCCCCCGCTCTGGCAACCTCTACCTGCTGGAAGAAGAGAGCACTGCCGTGGACGCCAATGCGGCGAGCAGCTTGGTCGGTAGCAACCCAATCAGCGGCAGCATCAAAACGCGCCGCTACGATTTCGGAGACATGCACAGCAAGCGCTTCCTCCGCACCATCGCCGACGTGGTCATTCCGTCCGGCGCCAGCGTCAGCACGAAGATAAAGACCATCAACCCTGACACCGAAACAACGGTCGGCACGCTGACCAATAGCACCGGCAGCTTGGAAGACTACAACATGAAGGCGCCGGTGCGCTACAAGGCGCATAGCGCCGAAGTCATTTACGAAACATCCG